ATTGGCTCGTGAGTCGAGATTCGCATCGATATCCAAAGCCCTGACGATTCCGTCAATCGGACTAGGAACGTGGTCACTAGTACCTGCTTTTTGGTGACGAGCATCGCCTATCCACCCATCGCTTCGACGGTCACGGTCAGGAAAACTGTCGTCGATTTGCTCACGAAGTTGTTGCCCTGCTTTACAGAGTAGCGGCTTCATTTTGCTTTGCAATCATTTCGTCATAGGTTGATTTGAGCATTGAGGTAAATTCTCCGTTGCCTCTGTCAATGATGGCGTGGGTTTCTTTAACACCCATTGACTCAACTTCTATAAAAGTTACATTATCCATTTTTATAACTCCAATGATATTCCAATAAATGCGGATGAATTGTTATTAGCCGCTGCATAATAAGGTCTAAATTGCGTTAAACCAGTTGTAGTTAAATTAAGCATTACGTTGGACGCATTTGCACCAGCCTGTAAAGTAATGGCACTTACTGACGCAATGTTTAAATCGTCCGCACTTACTTGTATTGAACTATAATCTACTGTTCCAGTTCCTTGACGCATAGTAACTGGAGTTCCTAATCTAACTAAAACATTTGTCGTTGAGGTAGCAGTTCCCAATGGTGTTAAATATCCATAAGGACTTACAACAACTGAACGATAGTAATACCTTTGGCAAGCAGCCAATTCTCCTTGAATAGTTCCTGTTGCAGTTTGGAAGGCTGTGGCTGTTGAGCCTGCTTCTAGTTGAACGCCCCAGATGTCTATAGTCTGTACTGTGTTAGCAGCAAAGCCAAAGAACAACTGCAAGAAAGATGAAGTTCCAACAGTTTTACCGCTAATAGATGGGACAGATACAGTAAAGGTATAACGCGCCCAAGAAGTTGTAAGGTTTGTGCTAGTAAATCCTGAAGTGATATTTACCGTAGAACTTCCACCTGAACCAAAGTTCTGTTGCAGGTTAGGCAAAATAGTTCTAGTCGCATCTGCTTTAGCCCAAAATGAAAGCGTTGCAGTCTGACCAGCAAAAGTACGGACATCTTCAATTCTTTGGTTAAAACCAAGATAAGTGCCACCTGAACCCGCAACAGTCTGAGCCATGCGAATAAAGTATTCGCCTTCATAACCTGCAACTGGTGCTGCACCTGGCGTAAATGTCTGACGGCTTACTGTTCTTGTTGAACCTGAACCATCAAATACAATGTTAAAACGGTCTGCTAAGTAAGCCTCATTGGCAGGATTAGAAAACGATGTGCCGCGTTGCCAGATTTCAAAATCGGAGTTCAAAATTTTATTGACACCTGCTGCTTTGCCAGTTGATACATAAGCGTTGATTGTGCCTGTAATATCATTGACGTCTTGCGCGGAGTACACGTCCCCGTCCGCATAGGTCGTTTTAAGTGGAAGTCCGACAGCCATTAGCACACCTCTTTCATAGGGTCAATTCTAGTACATAACATCGAGTAAAGGCTCCTGTGTGGTCAAAACTGTCACCCATGTGTTAGGGGTGATGTCGTGGGCTATTCCCTGACATTGCAGAGTCTTAACAATGGTTGAACCGCCTTGTCCATCATTGGTAATTTGCATGGTGTCAAAGTAATCCAAGTCAAGCGCTGCTGTAACTCCAGGGCCATAGCCCAAGGTAACTAGGTCTAGGGTAATAGAGTCAATGCGGATTGTTGTGTCTTTGCGAGTTGTTACATAGGCAGTTGCCAGAGCCAAGGCATTAGCGTCTGTCTGCATAAGCATATCTGGTGCAGTGATAGCGTGAGTAAAGTAAGCGGCAATAGATGTGGCATCTGAGTAAGTTTGGGCTGTGCCACCTATGCGTGTAACTGTCGCTGAGTTCACAATAGTCTTATCGTCAAAGGCAAATTGAATACCAGCATAGTTAATATCGGTTGAGCCAGTGGCATTAGAAAACTTAGTTGAGGTGGCTGATTGAGCATCAACGACATATTGGCGATTCTTGAATTCAGCATTGCCTGCTTTGTCAATATAGAAAGCGCCTTGTTCTGTGAACTCAACAGTCTGAATAGCCTGAAGTACGGAGCGAGTTCCACCAGGGTCAACCTGGCAAGTTGTATTGCCTGTCTGGATTGAGCGCTGAGAGTTAGGCCATGACACCATGTCAAGAATTTTATTAATGCGTGTGCCTGTATCTTGGCCAGCAGTAGCACCTGTAACGCTGGTCACATTTGAATTAAAGAACAATCTAAAAGCGTCATAACAAACAAAGTCAACAAACCCTGTTTCCTGAGATGTTGGATATGTGTACTTATATTCTGTGATGTAACCTGAAAAGATAGAATATAAAGTCCCATTGTAATTGGCTTGAATCTGAATCTTGCGCAGTGGTTGAACATCGGGATAAAAAATTGAGGATGTGTTCTGAGGATTCCAGTTTCCTGTTGGGTCATTGACGCGCACAACGGCAGTTGCAGAGATGTATTTATCCTGAAGCAAGTTGCGTTCTCTGCGTGTGTTAATTTTAAGAACAGAGGCAGATACATCAACAATGTTTGGAACAACTGTGCCAAGTTCTGCAAAGCCCAATCGACCTGTACCAAGGACCATTACAGTACCAAATGACGCACCTTGGGTTAGGTTGATTTTAACAATCGGCGTTGCAGGTAATGCCATTAGTACACCGTCGAATAGTTGATTGGTGTGCCAGAAGCCTGATTATTATAAATACCCTGGGTAATGGCTGTAACAATATCTCGTTCTGTACTAATTGAACCTTGAACATTGACTGTTACATAAGTTGGTGAACCATTGCTTGCGGTGTTTATAGATGCGTTATTAAACCCAATTGAATTTTGCAGCGCTGTAATATCAGGCATTGCTAATCTTAATCTCTCACCAATTATTTCTCTTTGTGTTTCAATAGGTGTATTTGGGCCAAGAGTTAGTGCTTGCAATTGTTGAACCTGTGGCGCAATTTTTGAATACATAGAACTAATAGTTGCACGCATTTCGTCCAAACTAAAAGTACGAATCTTACCCAATTCAGCCAATAGTTTTTGCAAGGTACTTAGCCATTCTTCAAATGGATTAGGCACGCTACCAAGGTTAATCATGTCACCACGCAGTTGACCTAACAACTTTGCGTTTTGACTAATTGAAACAACCAAACGATTTGCAGCAGTAATGTTTCCATCATTAATTGCTTCTTCTAAATCAAGAATTTCCTGCTTTAACTTAATACGGACTTTATCTTCTTCAGTCTGCTTGCCCATCGCGGCAGCCGCTAACTGGATTCTATCCATGTCAAAGAGTTGTTCTGATTTATTCAAGAACGCTGAAAGTTTATCTAATGCAACTTTTTTAGCCTTTTCAGCAGCCAGTTTCTTGGCGGCATCTAAACGTTTCTTTTCAATAGCCTGCAATTCTTTTGCACGTTTAATTGCCGCTTCATCGGCTTTATTCTGTAAAGCAAAATACTGTGCCCCACCAGGGAACTTGCCAGAGATAGCACCAGGCGCTCCCATCTTTTGTGCGCCTAGTTTTCTGCCTTCTTCTCTTAGTTTGTCTAAGACACCACCAGGACCGATGTAGCCACCAATAACAGGAATAAGACCCGATAAATCAAAACCGCCTGGAGAGAAGCCAGTCTTTAGTTTTTCAATAAGGGAAGCAGCGCCAAGGGTTGCTTCAGAAGTTGCCTTGGCGAAATCTTCCATTGCACTGGTTGCCTTAGGTAATGAGCCTGCACCAGCAAGTAAAACAAAACTATCTACTAAACCTTTTCCAATAACTTCTTTTGCTTGTTCTGCATTTTCTTTAAGTATTAGCAACTGACCTGAGTAAGTTGAAGCAGCGTCAGTTGCAGCGCCAGCAAGGCGAGTATCTAGTAACTTCTGTATATCAGCAAAGGACCTTAATTGTAATTCTGCTTTCGTAAGGCCTGTGTTGTATTGATTGAGCGCCTTACGATTGCCAAGGTATGCCTGGCTTAAACCTTTAGCCGCTTCAGAAACGCTAATGTTATTGGCTGCCGCAACGTTCATTGCAGTATTCATTAGTTCTTGCGACTTAGTAACTGAACCTGTGGCGCTTAATAGGGCCTGCATAGCAGGGACGGCTTGGTCGCCAGTTACTCCGTATAGTTTACCAAGGTTATCTATATATGCAGTAATTCTAGAAGTTTCAAAGGCTAAGCCTAAGTTCTTCATTGTGTTATTAAGTACGGCGGCCTCGCGTTCGGCATCCATAAATGCACGAACTGAAGCCTTGCCAAAATTAACAACTGCCGCGACAGAGAATGTAACGCCTAGTGCTTTAGCAAGATTCTTAACTGTACGTTCAAGTTTTTGAGCAGATGTTTCAGCCGCTTTAAATGCCTTAGAGCCTGTGAACTCTGAGGCAATTTGTATCGCTATCTTCGAAACGTCCATGTTACGCTGCTCTCTTTAAATCTACAATTGAAGTGCGTTTGTTAAATTTAGCAGTGACATTTTCAACTGCTTTAAAATAAGCAGTAAGGACTTTACCATTTGTTTCATCCCATGCACGGTAAATTAAACGACCGCGCTTATCACCAATGCCAGATGTTTTCTTTTGGCCATAAATTGGACCAAGGTTCTTAATAAACTGTTCGCCTGCTTTTGGATTAACAGAGTGTGAGTAGCGCTTCTGAGTAACGTTCTTGCCTGGACCAACCCAAGGCTGACCGCCTGGATTTTTGCGTCCTGCGGTTTCAATAATTGCACCTAAAGCAGACTTATTTTCAATTGCTGCTAATGAGGTAAAGCCACGATTATTGGCGCGACTAGGACTGGTTTTGTAACTAATACCTTTGCGTATGATGTTTGAATCATACATAGGGAACTTTGCTTCAGAGAATGAACGACGTTGCCATCCGCTCATGATGTCAGAATCACTAGGTACGAAACCACGCGCCTGCTTGACAACTGGCTTTAATGCAGCAGCAACTTCTTTGCGCAGTTCAGTTGCCAAGTCAGGAGCGTAATCTCTTAGGGCTTTACGAAGTGCGAGAGCGCCCACGACTTCTGTTGGCATCTCTCATCTCCTTTGCTTCATCTTTAAGAACTCTTATCAAGTTCTTTAACATCTCTTCGTCTAGTTCTAACAAATGTTGTGGCGGAATTCCTAGCCTCACGCTTAATTTAGCAATGAGGTAGGTGACGGAATCCCGCCCTAGTTCGGGGAATCATCATCAAGAACTTCGACGTCAATCAAAGTTTCAATGAACTTTTCCCCAAACATCGGTACGGTTTCACCAGACCTGCGAATACATTCCCAAGCAAGCCAAAATATTGAAGTTTGAGAAGCATCTTCAATAAAGGATTTGTGAAATCCTTTCTTAGCCCAAATCTCAAACCCGTACTGCACTAATGGAGTAATTGGGTATTCGCCAACTTGTCCATCTGCCCTTGTTACTTTTAACTTTGCCATGCTTTGCCCCTTAGTTTAGTTGTTTAGAAAGTACCTGTTGTTGCAACTGCAACTGTTGAATTACAGTTCCAAGTTACTGACATTGAGCCAATATCGCCAACTGCTCCGTTGATATCCTGAGTTCCATTTACTAGGACGCTCATTGTGTACAAAGGATTTGTTGCTGATACTGCTGAACCTTTATCTTGGAGAAGAACAACAGTAACAGTAGTTCCCCATGCTGACTGCAATGTTGCAAGAACATTTGCTGCCGCTGTGTCGTTTAGGAAATCGATTGTTACAGAAGATGACTCCAGGCCTTTTACTGCCTTTCTGGATGAATCTCCCATTGCAGTTACATCTAGTTCATCGAACTGACGATTAAGTGTTACCGATGTTACATGGTCAGAAAGGTCAACGGAATTAACCTTAACGCCGACCTTGTTATTTAGAAATACAGCCATTTAGGTTATTCCTCTTCTTTCTTAGTAGGTGCTGATTTTGGTGCTGCTGGTGCTACCTGCCCGATTTTCTTCAGGAAGGCCTCGTTCTCTTTTTCCCATTCGGACATATTAACTCCAGGTGGTTAGTACGGACAGTGACATCTCGCAAGTAAGCAATGAGCCAGAGT